GCACATTCCCCAGTAACATTAACCAACATTGTTACTTTACCTTTGTTTTCTTTTAGGATTTCTTTGTCACCATCTAAAGATTTTAGATCAAGATCATATACATTAAATTTTAAATGTTCAACTGTCGATTCTTGTGAGGGATGTTGATCCATCTGTATCTCCTATCTTTTTTGGCATGTTTGTAGAAGTGTCTAAGTTATGGGTTCTATCATTATAGTCAAACATAGTAACTGCTGAATACTTTATACCTTCATTAACTGGGAGCGATGCGTGAGCAAATATGTAAGTTGATGGGAAGAACAGTATGTCACCCTTTACTGGTTTGAACTTAAGATTCATATAAGGAAACCAAAGTTCCCCACCGTCATAATCATCGTTAAACCAACCAACAGAAGACAAGGTGCACGAATATGAAAATCCATCATCAGTGTGGACAGAAAAATGTTGACCTTTGCCATATCTTACGAAATTAATTGCCTCCATGTATTCCATTTTAAAGTTAAATCTTTTTTCATAATCTTTCAGGCAAGTTTGTAATACAGAGTCGTATTCTTCGTAGCAGTTTTTTATCTCTACAAAATTATCATCAATATACTGCCAATGATCTTTGCTTATTTTAAGATCTACACAGTCTCTATAATCCGTTTTCTCTTCATTATAGCCAACAACAGCTTTTTTCCACTTAAAAAAATCATGATCACTACCCTGCAATGTTGTTTCTAGTCTTGAAGGAATATTCAAGTCTTCTATGCCAGTTTGTCTATATAAAATAATTCCAAGTTTTGGCTCTTCTACATTATAGATTTGCATAGTTTTTCCTTACAGTCTTGATATACTATATCATACAAATAATTTATTTGGATGGTATAGATGAATGAAAATTCCTTAGTTAAGCCTGGTCATTTTGGTTCAAGCCCAGATGCCATTCTACAGGTTGAAAACTTAATAGACAAAGACGATTTAAAAGTAATTCAAAAATTTTTACCGACCATTACAGAGTGGATGGATTCAGGTAAAAATAAATATGATGAGAGTGGTACCTGTATATACGATGCAGCATATTGGGCCGATAGGCAGTGTAGTTCGGAAATACTTGAACGCATAGCTCCTAATATTCATCATTTAGTAAGTAAATATATTAATAAATTAAAATTAATTATGGAAGATTTTTATAAAGTAAAATTATATGAAAGACCGCCAGTAATCATAAAATGGAAACCTGGAACAGAGCAGCAACCTCATGCTGATAAGCAGTTGAATGATGGTAGTCCCAACCCTTTTCCTACTTATGATCTTAATTCTTTATTTTATTATAATGATGACTTTGAAGGTGGAGAATTATTCTATCCAGAATTTGATTTAACGATTAAACCAGAACCAGGACTAGCTGTTGCTCACCCTGGTGATATTTACTATCTACATGGAGTTAAAAAAGTTATATCTGGATATAGATATACCACACCCTCATTTTATACAATAAAGAGTTTTAAATAAGGTGTTAAGCTTGCAAGTCACCTACTGCAACCCAAGAATTTGCTGCTCTTTTTATTAGGGTAACAGAAGACCATTGTGCTCTTAGTTTTAATCCAGGAGTTGCGTTTACCGTCACTCCTGACCCCGCAACAATTGTTGTTTGTCCAGCTCCAGCTCGTAATACACTTATTTGAGACCCAACAGGAAAATCAACAGATGAGTCCGGCGGTACTGTTAAGTTGTTCGCAGAACCTACATTCATTTCTACTAACTTATCTTTATCAGATAATACTAATGTGTAGCTAGAGTTTTGAGAGTTAGTAACTATAGTGCTAGATACAAAGTCTTTTGATACTGTACCATCTCCTATACTAAGCTTGTTATCACCAATAACCCAAACAATAGTTCCTGCAGATGTTGGAGGGGATGTTACGGATGTAAGAGTTAACGTTGGGCTAGTTATAGTTTTATTTGTTAAGGTTTGAGTGCCAGTTAGAGTAACTACAGTTGAATCTATTGCTATAGTCCCTGAACCAGTAATTGTTCCGTCCAGATAATCCAGTTCCAGCTGTAATAGAAGTTACGGTACCACCCGATGCTGAACCAGTAAACTCCACTATATTATTAGAACTATTTTTATAGTATAGTTTTCCGTCAGCGTAATTAATAGCTAATTCACCATAAGCTAAAGATGTTGGTATTTGACTTGTAGTTCCACTTCTTTTTATCTGTATAGTATTTGCCATAATATTCTACTTAAAAGATGGAGGGAAGTACGGAGGAAAGTACGGAGGGAAGTAAGGAGGGAAGTAAGGAGGGAAGTAAGGAGGGAAGTACGGAGGAAAGTAAGGAGGGAAATACGGAGGAAAGTAAGGAGGGAAATACGGAGAATATTTTGTATATGCTACATCTTCTTTTCTTGGATAAACAGTGCTTGCTGCTGGGCTTTGAGAAGTCACATCATCAAGAAGAGAAAGATTTCCTCCGCTAGGATCATTTAAAGGTGTGGTACTTACCGTTCCGAACGTCAAATCCTGCGTTTGTTATTTTTGGTTCTGCAACAGTTGCATCATCACCAACGATGTTTGGTACATCATTTTTTCTTGGACCTGAAGTATTTCCACTATTGATAGCCATAGTTATGCCTGCAAATCTCCGATGAGAACCCATAAATTTGTGTCAAGTTTAATTAGTGTAGCAGATGACCATTGAGCTCGCAACAGCAATCCGGGTGTTGCATTAACAGTAACACCTGCTGCTCCCTGAACTGTCAATGATCCCGAGCCTTTTCTTAAAATATCAATTTTATCACCAACAGTAAAAGCTTGACTTGCATTTGTTGGTACCGTAAGTGTCATTGATGCTGCGTTATCCATAATAATTAATTTAGCTAAATCTGATAATACTAAAGAATAAGTTGTTCCTGTTTGAGCATTTATAGTAGATCGAAAGCCAGCTCTTGCGGGTCCTGCAGCAAGAATAGATTCGTCAACAGAGTTTTCCGATAAGGTTACTGAAGCAGTGCTATTTACCCAGTCTGATCCATCATACATTAAAAATTCGCCTGCAGTTTCACCGGCAATTGCGACATCTGATAGTTCATCCAAAGATTGGCTTATACCTATTCCGCTAACAGCGGCATAAACTGCAACTCTTACAGAATTATTTGATGGAGGATTATCAAAATAAATTGTTATATTGTTTAAATTAGTTGCCTCCCAAGAAGTAATTATTAAACCATATGGAGACGATGCTTCGGTAATTGATACAACGACGTCTCTCGTTCCTAAATTGTGATTTATAACAAAAGTAAAATCTGTTGAATTTCCTACAGTTGCAAAATGAGTAGTTCCCTCTACAGAAGATGGACTGTAAGAATTTATCCAGTTTTCTCCATCATATTTAAGTACCTGATTCGGCGTTGCCGATGTTATAACTACGTCAGTTAAATCATCCAAAGAAGCAACAGTAGAAGCTACGCCTGGCACATATTTATTTAATCCAGCATCGTATTTTAATACGTTAGTGTCAGAGGGGTTTGCTGCATCTATTTCTATTCCATCAAGAATTAATGAAGAAGTTGTTATTTCGGCAAAAGTAACGCTAGAGCCAGTACCTACTGCTTGACCAATTGAAATAGTTGCGCTAGAGCCCTCACCTGGTGTGTGTGTTACTGTGACGCCAGTGCCTGCGATTACGTCGTTGACATAATTTCCCGTTGTGTCAGTGCCCAGAGTAACCGAGTTTGGCTGAATTGTTGCTGTAATTGATGCGTTTTCTGAGCCATTAAATGAAGCAGAACCGGTAACATCGCCAGTCAACGAAATCGTTCTTGAGGTAGCAAGAGCGGTTGAGGTGTCGGCGTTGCCCGTAACGTTGCCAGTCACGTTGCCAGTCACGTTGCCAGTCACGTTGCCAGTGAGTGGTGCAGTTACGCCAGCAAAAGTGACACTGGAGCTGGTGTCGACTGCTTGGCCAATTGCGATTGTTGGGCTAGAACCTTCACCTGGAGTGTGTGTGATGGTGACGCCAGTGCCTGCGGTTACATCAGAGACGTAGTTGCCAGTTGTATCAGTTCCCAACGCAACCGAGTTTGGCTCAATCGTTGCCGAGATTGCGACATTTGCTGAGCCATCAAACGAGGCTGAACCTGTCACAT